TTTGATAAAACTGCAATATGATGTCTTGCTTCTGTGTATTTCTAACAACATATCCTTGTTGTTTAGGTAATTAACCTTGGGTGCTCTTGGTATTAATGTCATTAATCGTTCTCCGGATGTTATATTATAAACTACACACTTATTAAAGTCAAATAAATAGAGTATCAAAAGGAAAACTATTTTATGGCTTTAGACTTAGCATCAACTTTAGGCGCCGCTCAAAATGCAATTGGAGCAGTGGGTGGTGCAATTAACACAGCAAGCAAATTAGGCGATGCCATAAGCAAAGGGTTTGAAGATGGCGATGTTCTAAGTGCGTTGCGAGCAATAGATTTGCCTACCGCTGGCGAAGCAGTGGGTGATTTGTTAAGTGCAGTTGCCAGCTTTGGCGGCGACGCAAACTCCAATGACTGGCGTGTTAGACTCAGTCTTGCCAACTGGAGTAGTTTTAGAACAAGCCCAGTTCTTGCGCCATTAAAAGATGCAGGTGGTTTAATTTTTCCGTATACTCCATCAATCAGTATGTCCAGCAAAGCCACATATCAACCAGTAACTACTACACATTCAAACTACACATTCAGAGCTTATCAAAATAGTGATCCTGGTGAGATCAGTATCACAGCTCCAATGAATGTGGAAGATCCAACACAGGGATTGTACTGGATTGCCGCTGTGCATTATTTACGTAGTCTTACCAAAATGTTCACAGGAAATGATCCTAAGGCAGGCAACCCACCGCCAATTATTTTCTTAAATGGATACGGCAACTATGTTTTTAAAAATGTTCCTTGTGTGGTCACAAGTTTTTCAACAACTTTAAATAAAGATTGCGATTACATTGGAGTCAATGTTGTGGGCAGTGCCGCAGGATCGATTGAGGGAGTAGCAGAAGGCATCGGCGGCCTTGCAGGTGCCTTGGGTGGCGCCATTCCTGGGTTATCTGGTATCACAGATGCGGTAAGTAACATTGCAGGTGGTGTTGGACAGGTGGCTGGATTGTTAGGAACATTTGGCATTGGCGGAACAACCAGCGGCGGAGTTAGCCATGTGCCAACTAAAAGTGAATTTGTAATTAAACTGCAACCAATCTACAGTAGAAATTCTGTACGCAACTTCAGTTTAGATAGATTTGTTGGCGGCGGCTACCTTAATAATTCTTTTGGATGGGTCTAACATGGCAACATATTTGAATACAAGTCCTTACTTCACAACACAAACACGTAACAACTATCTAGACACATTGACTATTCGACCAGTTAGTGCAGAGCCCGACGACTTTTTGTATTCAATTCAATCACAATATATGTACCGTCCAGATTTACTTGCCTACGACTTGTATGGCGAACCAGGACTATGGTGGGTTTTTATTCAGCGTAATTTAGATGTGTTACAAGATCCTATTTTAGATTTTGTACCCGGTACAAAAATTTATATTCCAAAGAGTAGCGGTTTAAAATCAGTATTGGGATTATAATATGAGTTTTGATATTAGTGGTGCAATAAATTCTGCAACTACTGCGGTTAATGCCGCAAAGTCAGCAGTGTCATTTATTTCCAAAGGCCCTGTAGCGGCCCTGGGTGCTCTTGGGCTGGGATCATTAGGAGACAGTATCACTGGATTATTTGGATCTCTCACAGCTCCATTTAAAACAACTGGTCTCAAATTGCCTTTAAAAAATCCCTTGTTTAATTATGCCAGCTATGACTATGTGCTGGGCATTGGTTGTCTTACGGACTATGAACTTAATCATCCAGATACCACATATCAAGCAGGCAAGAAGTTTCCATTGATTGCTAAGAATGCCAACATAGACCCTTCCAATCGAGTAGACACTATCTATGGTAAGTTTGATTTTTATATAGACAATTTAGAAATGAAAAGTCTAATAGGATTTTTACCAGGATTAGGAAATACAAACGTTACTAATATGCAATTTACCGTAACAGAACCGTACAGCATGGGAATGTTTATCATTGCGTGTCAGACAATTGCACAAAAATTAGGACACGACAACTGGAGAGAAGCACCGTTTATTCTAACTATAGATTTTAGAGGCAATAAAGAAAACGGCCAGATGGACATTATTAAAGGTTGTAGTCGTCGTATTCCTTTTGCATTTACTAATCTCAGCATGAAAGTTACAGAAGCAGGTAGTGTATATACATGCGAAGCCATGCCATACAATCAAGCGGCCACTCTAGATGTCAATTCTTTGTTCAAGAAAGACGTCGCAACCAGCGGAACAACCGTGCAAGAAATACTACAAACCGGATCTAACAGTTTACAAGCCGCACTAAATCGTAGGTCTCAAGAACTAGTAACCGCAGGTACAATTAAAATAGCAGACGAGTACTTGATATTATTTCCAGTTGATACTTCATCACAGGCAACTCCTGCAAGCGGTTCAACTAACAACGAAGAGTCGTCAACTGCTACTATTTCGTCAAGCGTGTCAGCTGACAAGTTAAACGATTTATTTGGGTCTCTTGGTGTTTCTAGAAGTACACTTAATCAAACATTGATTCAACAAGCTGATGCGTGTAATGCGCTAGGCAGAGCAAGTTTAGGATTTGATGTAGATCGTAGAGGAGATCCTACCACTGGCAAAGACAATGTTCTTTATGACAAAACTGGTCGCTTTAACAGAAACAAAGCAGGTATTGATATTAAAGAAAGTGAAATGCGTTTCACACAAGATACAAGTATACCAGCTGCCATTAATCAAGTATTGCTGTTAAGCAACTACGCTGAACAAGCCTTGGACCCTGCAAATTTAAGTGAAGAAGGATATAGGGGCTGGTGGAGAATTGATTGTCAGGTATACAATATTTCTTCTAGCGAAAATATGGAAAGCACAGGCACCAAACCAAAATTAATTGTTTATCGTGTGGTGTCATACAATGTTCATGCAAGTAGACTAACACCTCCTAACGTAAAAGTTCAAGGTTATGATAATTTAAAAAAACAAGCAGTTAAAGAATATAATTATATTTTTACTGGTAAGAATGTAGACGTTTTACGATTTGACATTACTATTAATAATGGATTTTCAGTCATAATGGGCGCAGATTCTTTGCAACGAACTGCGGACAAAGTTCAAGGTGGCGCAACATCATCTGTAAATGAAACTGAACCTAATGTAAATCCGTTGCCTGACGGAAATAAACCATCAAAACAACCAGGTGCAATGCCTACTATTGTAAAATATACAGGAACTTCAACCAGTTCAGATAAAGTTGGCGGCGGCGGCCAAGAAACTCAACAACAGCGTGCCGCTAAATTATTCCAAGATGCATTAACAACAAGCACAGACTTGTATGATTTAAATTTAGAAATTATAGGCGATCCTTATTTTATTCAACAAAGCGGAACTGGAAACTTTACTGCACAAGAAACTGAGCATAAAAATCTCAATAGCGATGGTACTATGAATCATCAAAACGGAGAAGTAGATATTATGATTAATTTTAGATCCCCGATAGACATTAATCAAACTACTGGATTATATGCCATGGGTGCCGGCAGCAAATCAGCTCCTGTGCTGGCTTATAGCGGATTGTATTGCATTAACGAAGTTGTCAGTCAGTTCAAAAGCGGTGTATTTAAACAACAACTAACAGGTTTTAGAAGACCACAACAAGAAAAATTATTTGATGATCCTCCAGGACAACTATTCAATACAAAAAATGAAGAAAAAGTCCCAAGCGACACATCTGGAGGATACGAATGAGCGATACTAATCAAATTTCATCAGCACCTGCATTAGCATCGCCTGGCCCGTATATTGCTAGGGTAGTGAGTCATTTAGACAAAACTTACATGGGTCAGTTACAAGTTGAAATATTAAGAACTGGTTCAGGAAATACGCCTTCAGAAAGTTCATTACATCGTGTAAAATACATGAGTCCTTTTTACGGAGTTACTCCAGAAAGCGCAGTTGGTATAGCCCCTGATGACTACAACGAAACACAAAAAAGTTACGGCATGTGGATGGTACCNCCTGATGTGGGTACTAGGGTCATGGTTATATTTGTTGACTCAAATCCCAAAGACGGCTACTGGATTGGTTGTATTATGGACGAAGCCGCAAACTTTATGATTCCTGGCATTGCCGCAACGCAAAAAGTAGTTGAAGATCCTGAGACAGATAATGCAGGAAACTTTGGAAGAGTTCCTGTTGCAGAATACAATAAAAAAGCAGAAAAGTCTGGCGAAGATGTTGGACAAATCAGTGTAAATCCTACAAATGCTTACAAGCCAAAACACCCACTAGCTGATGTTTTAATTGCACAGGGGTTGGTGTTTGATGACAGTAGGGGAATCACTACNAGTAGTGCTCGTAGAGAAATTCCCAGTATGGTGTTTGGTATTAGTACTCCTGGACCAGTGGACAGACGCCCTGGGGCAAAGCAAGCTCCTATTGGAAAATCTGAATGGAAGATTCCTAACGCATTTGTTAGTCGACTGGGCGGATCCACTTTTGTCATGGATGATGGTGATGACAAATGGTTGCGTAAAACTACAGCATCAGAAGGTCCTCCAGAGTATGCTAACCTAGAAGACGGTGAAACAGACGGGCAACCGGACCTGCCACACAATGAACTTATTCGTTTGCGAACAAGAACTGGTCATCAAATATTATTTCACAATACTGAAGATTTGATCTACATTACTAATGCTAGAGGCACTGCATGGATTGAATTAACCAGCGATGGAAAAATTGATATTTTTGCACAAGACAGCATCAGTATCAAAACTGACAAAGATTTGAATCTATACTCTGGCAGAGATATCAATATAGAAGCAAAACGCAATTTCAATGTCAAAGTACACGAAGAAATGCACACCCATGTGGTTAAAGATCATATTTTAATTGTAGATGAAAATCAAAAAATTCATGTAAAAATGGATGTTGACAAAACATATGAGCAAAATTATACACATCATGTTAAACAGGATGTTAACAAACTATACGACCAAAACTACTTACAGCATGTATTAGAAGATGTAGATAAAGTGTTTGACGGTGCATATCAGCACAAAGTAGGAGGCGATGTTGACTTGAACATTGGAGGTCATAATTTTCAAACCTCTGGAGGCAATATGGAAATAGCCGCTGCCAACACTACAATATCTGGCGGCAACATAAACTTTAACGGTCCAGCGGCAACCACAGCAAGTGAAGCTGTTGAAGCTGTTGAAGCAGTGTTACCACAACGTTTAAAACTACACAAACTATCTATTGAAACTGGTGAGTACGATGAAGAAAAATTACCTCCCACCATCATGCGTAGAGTAGTTACTACAGAACCGTATGTTTATCACGAAAATATAGATCCAGTCAAAGTCAAGTCAGCAGAAACTGACAGGGATATTGATGGCAGGTATGAGGATACTGACGAGGAACAAACATCAGATCAAAGTGAGTTTACTGAAACCATGCTGACGCCCCCGGAATTATGGAAAACATACTCTACACCAATAGACACATTTGATCGTCAGGCCCCACCTGAGGATGAGGAACAATAATGACAACAATCTACAATAAAACAACAATACCCGCAAAGCCACTGGTTACTGAAAACGCATCTCAGAAATACAGAGGATTCAGCACAGTTAACACAACTTCAGAAAACTTTGTGCTTTATGACTTTGAATTAATTAAACAAGATTTGCTGAATCATTTTCACATAAGACAAGGCGAAAGATTGATGCAACCTCGTTTTGGAACTATTATCTGGGACCTGTTGTTCGAGCCATTGACTGAACAACTAAAAAGTCTTATTGTACAAAATGTTAATGAAATACTCAACCACGACCCCCGAATACAAGCTGGAAATGTGTTGGTAACGCCGTACGACACAGGTTTACAAATACAATGCACATTGAAGTATGTGCCTTACAACATTCAACAAAGCCTACAGTTGAAGTTTGATCAAGCCAACGGACTACTCACTACATGATAATGTATGCATATAATTTTAATCAATAAATACTGATACTAGGAAATATTATGAGCTCAACAGATAGACAAAACAACCTGTTAGTTTCTGAAGATTGGAAGAAAGTTTATCAATCTTTTAAAAACGCAGACTTTCAAAGCTATGACTTTGATAACTTGCGCCGGACAATGATTGACTATATCCGCACAAATTTCCCAGAAGATTTTAATGATTATATTGAAAGTTCAGAGTATCTAGCACTTATTGATTTAATTGCTTATATTGGTCAAAGCATTGCGTTTCGCGTTGATTTAAATGCTCGTGAAAACTTTTTAGAACTGGCAGAACGACGCGACAGCGTATTACGCCTGGCACGATTGGTCAGTTACAATGCCAGTAGAAACACCGCTGGAACTGGACTTTTAAAATTCACAACCATCAGCACTACTGAAAGTGTTATTGACAGCAACGGAAGAAATTTAGCAGGTCAGTATATTACCTGGAATGATCCAAGCAATGCCAATTGGTACGACCAGTTTATCAAAGTAGTAAATGCCGCAATGCCGTCAACACAGCAGTTTGGAAATCCCAGCGATTCAGCTGAAATATATGGCACACCAACAAGTCAATATAGATTTAATGGAGTAGGAAGCGCACTGCCTGTGTACGCATTTTCTAAAACAGTTGCCGGCCGTTTGATGAATTTTGAAATTACCAGTACAACATTTAAAAATAAAACTTTTATATACGAAGAATCTCCAAAAGTTGGAAACAGCCCTGCATGTGTGTTTAAGGACGACGGCTACGGATCTGGTTCCGTTGGCACAGGTTTTTTCTTTAATTTTACACAAGGTAGCTTAAACCAAGGCACATTTGTGATTAATCAGCCCAGTAAAAACCAGTCAATCAATGTTGATACACAAAATATTAATAACACAGATGTGTGGTTGTACAGTTTAGATCAAAACGGAAACGAATCAGAGTTATGGACTCGAGTGCCAAGCACTACTGGAAATAATGTTATCTATAATAGTTTAAGCAGTAAAATTAAAAACATTTATAGTGTAGCAACTCGTGCGGGAGATTCAATTGCCCTGCAATTCAGTGACGGCATATTTGGAAATTTACCTGTTGGGAATTTTAGAGTTTATTATAGATCCAGCAATAATTTAACTTACACAATTAATCCAACAGATATACGAAATGTCAGTGTTAATATTCCGTATGTTTCAGCACAAGGTAAAAATGAAACATTATCAATTAACCTAAGTCTTACTTCTTCTTCGTCTAATGCAG